ATTCTTAGTTTTACCTTCGTAATAATCACTTAACACTTTTAATCTAGGTCGTTGGTAATCCATGTGATGTTCAATGTATTTACTTACTTCATTAATGTTTTGTAATAAATCAGACTCTGTCCCGTCATATGTGTAAACAACATTAGCTTCATCGTTAAACAAGTAATTTCTGTTTTCTCGTAAATCAGTATCCGTTTCAAATTCGTTTGCCTTTAACATTTGTTCCCTCCTATAATCCTAGAGATTTAATTACTTTTGTTTTGCTTTCTATATTCTTTTTACGTTTTTTACGTACGATATGATATTTCTCAAGACTATAACGCAATGCATCGATAATATGGTTATTAGCATCTATAGGCTTGTTCAACCACTTACCATCATTATCTTGGTCAAATGTATAAGTGTTGAACTCTTCAATAGCGTGTTCACATGATGGGTGTATAATAACTTCAAAGCCTTGAATGAATTGAATGCCTGGTAAAATAGTATTAGCGCCTTTCAACGCTTTTCTTATACCTTTAATCCCTTTAGATTTCAATTCACTGATCACTCTATCTCCACCAGCCCCATAATCAGCTGCAATATCTACATCACCTAATCCTTTTTTAATAAGCATTTGTTTTATATCATCAGTTAACATCGCTTTTTTATAGTGTTCATCATAGATGAATAACTTTTTGTTTTTTAAATCTACAACCGTACTAACAACTGTTGTAGGGTCTTGACTAAATCCAAAATCCATTCCGTGAGTTATTTCTTGCGTTCTTTTAAACTCCTCAAACCAATCAAAGTCTTCCACTTTAAAATTATCGAATACAAGCCCCTCTGCAACACCCCAATCTCCATCACAAACGATTCTTGCACGTCTAGGATTCTTTATATACAAATCTTCATATCGTTCAATATCGACTTTATCTAGCCATTCATTAACTCTATAAGTTGTTGTATCTGAAAAAGTATTGTTTAATTTTGTTTCTTCATCAAAAAATGTAGGCTTCAACCAATGTCTTTCCGACCACGGGTTAAAAGTGACTGTGATTTGCTTGAAAAATTCCGGACTATCGTAGCTACCACGTATTGACTCAACAACAGTGCTAAACTTAGCGAATGTTTCTATTTGATAAGCCTCTTCAAACCAAGCCCAACACAAAATGCCTGTATCAACAGTAATCGATGTTATTTTCAATGGGTCGTCTAAACCTCTAAACAGTATTTTTTGTCCAGTAGGTTTATACGTTATTTCCGGCAAACTTTCGTTGAATTTAAATAAGTGAGCAACGCCTAATTGGTTAGTTGCCCACTTTAAATCTGTATACGTTGATTGTTTGTTAGTGTTGCTAAATCTTCTGACTACAAGTATATTTGCCCAATCATATTTCATTATTCGATAAATGAGATTAATAGCGGTAGTTTTACTTTTCTTGCTACCCCTTGAACCTTTAACAACACGGTAAAAGTTTTTGTTGTGCCAAAACTTATTGTAGCCACCACCGATTTTATTTTTTAGATCAAGTATTTCATACATGACTAATCATCTTCCGGAATATTATCAACAAACATCGGTATTTTGTGGTCGACTTCTTGTTTGTCTGTAAATAATTTGTGATGTCTACCTAACATCTCTAAGGCTTTGTTTTGGTCACTTATTTTAGGTGACTTAGTAACAAGTTGTATGTGTTCATCGTATACTAATTGCATTTTGCCAGTATCCGGATTCTCTTTATAGTCTCCAGTTTTTGTTACGACAGCTTCAACTTCCGTGTGTTCTCCTCTAGCTGTTCTAGTTAGCCTATACAACACTTCTTTACCTGACATAATATTCTCGTCAAAGAGTTTTGTTTCAACCTCCTTGATATAATTCTGAATTTCAACATTCTTCAACATACGCTGTCCTTGTGAGTACGCCGTCTTTTCGCTATATCCGGCATGCACAGCTGACTTAGTAGCATTGCCATAACATTCAGTACCAGGTATTGTATATACTTCTGCAAACAAACGTTGCTTTTTAGTTAATTTGTTCATTTCACTTACCACCAACTCTCGCGCTATACGCTTTTTAAAATTAAAAAAGGGATTGGCTATAATCAGCCAACCCACATAGATCCTTTATTCCTAATTGCGATAAGGGAAACGCAGTAAGATAGTCAATATCTTACGCTATCATATTAACACCGAAAGTGACGTTATTTTTCCAGACTTTTTCCAAACTTAATGTATTATACCTAATTCATCGGCTAACCTAACTAATATATCTTTCCTCATATCATAAGCGGTAGATTTACTTACATTTATTTCTTGAGCTACACCAGTTAAATTTAATGTTCTAGGCTTTTTAAAATAATAAAGTTCCATAAGTTTTTGAGTTTCTGTAGTGCTATGATTATATACAACCTCTATAGCCGATTTCATTCTGGCCAATTGCGATAATCTTCTATCATTAACAACTCTAATAGCTTTTATTTCAGTTACACTTACATTGCTTTGCACCCTATCTCCACCGATATTAGTATCTTGTTGACTCCACGGGTTTAAAACTTCATCTCTTACACGCGCTATATCTTTATCGAAGTAATTGTAATTGCTTAATTCACTTTCTAAATATCTTTGCGTTGATTTTCTCAAACTCATTTGTTTAACCCCCGTTAATCTTCAAAATGTCTCAATCTACTTCTTAATATCTCTATCTCTCGCTCTTTAACTTTCACATCACCTTTTATCTGTTCCGCTTGCAACATCACACCAAACAATAAGATGACTAGTAATATAATTGCTATGATCAACCACATCATCTATTCAACCACCTCTAAATTCGGTTTATATTTTAATACACGACCACGCATAAATTCAGCATCTATTTTAGCTGAAAATAAATTGTCATATGATTTAGCTTCAAAAACATTACTAGTTGTAATAAGCGTTGTCCTTTCCGCAAACGAAGATGTATATTTTTCTTGTAAATACACACCGTTTTTTAACTCAACGATATATTCGATTGGTCTGTTTTCTTTCTTATAATTTTCCAATAATTTTTCATTCTTTTTTATGTCACGCTGTAATTCATCAACTTCCTCGCTCACTTCTTCAATTCGTCTATATATCACATATGCACATGCAATGAATATAACAATGTAAGCAGAAAAAAATACCCATTCCATCTACTCCGACACCTCCGCCCTCATCAAATCTGACTGATCGCTCAACTTTGCGAAGTCACTCGGCGCCTCTACATCATCATTAGCCGTCATCATAATATATACTTGCTCAGTTACATACTTACCTAGCTCATACATCGCTAGTAAGAATAATAGTCTTAATATTTGTTTAATCATTTTTTATCTACCTTCTTTGCTTCGTATAAGACCGGATATAAATTTAAAAAGTGTATTCTATATCCAATCGTCTTAACTTTTACTTTATCGCCTACTTTTAACCTAGCTTGTATGTCTGCGCTATCAAATTTCTTTTTGAATAATAAGTCGGAGTTTTCAATGACTTGTTTGTTGTCTAATACAATATAGAACTTGTCTTCTTTATCTTGTCTCTTGTTATATTTATCTGTAATAGTTCCTTGGTGCGTTTCTTTGTGTTGGTAACTAGCCACTGTATAGATAGGCAATGTGACAACAAGTAACAATGCGAATATGCCGAATAATGACAGTACTCCAACAATAAAGATATCGAACCAATCCATATTTTTAAGTTTTTTAATCATCGTCTGCCTCCTCGAATGGTTTCATTGTCTCAATGTTAATATCCACCATACCCTCGTTTGGTTCGACTTTTTCAACGTGAAAGATACCAATATTTGATTTGATATCGTTTAAGTTGGTCGCTCCATCAACTGGTTTGTTCCGCACCTCGTACTTCTCTTTTGCTTCTTCTTTACTCTGTGCCTCAATAACTGTAAACCTTTGATTGCTCTTAGCTTTAGTTATGTGCGTATGCTTGCGTCCTGTTGAATCTTTGAATGTTGTGACTAAGTATTGTGTCACTTCCCCAAAACCTCCTTGACTCGATCTAAGATGTCTTTACACGTATCCTTTTCCTGCGTCTGCTGTTCCATCTTGTCTTTCATGATTCCTTTTCATTTTCTTTTTGTATGCGTCAATGAGTTGGTCGATAGAATAGTAAGTATTGGCGTACAAAAACGGCATTATTAAAACTTGTACAATGCTATTATCAATACCTTTTACAAATTGTTCTGTTAGTGTATGCATTACATGAACAAAATAATTTCTAGTTGGTATTCTATCGTCGAACTCCTTTT